ATACTATAGATATGTCTATATCAATACCTAAAAACATAAAGCAAAAAGATTATATAATGTCACTTGTTAAGATGTTTAATTTATATATTCAGCCAGATACACTAAACAATAAGAATTTAATTATAGAGCCAAGAGATGATTTTTACTCTAATGTTGTAACTGATTGGTCTAGTAAGTTAGATAAGTCTCAAGACATTGAGTCTAAGCCTATGGGAGCTTTAAACTTTAAAGAATATTTATACACTTATAAACAAGACAAAGACTATTATAATAAATTATATTTTGATACTTGGGATGAGGTTTATGGTCAAGATGATTTTACTTTAGGAAATCAATTTTTAAAAAAGAAACACAAAACAGAGATTATATTTTCACCTACTCCGTCAGTTGGTCAAGATTGGTACGATAGGGTTTTACCTACTATTATTAAATATGATGACACTAATGGAGTTCAAAGAACAGAGTCTAACATAAGAATTTTACAATGGGGTGGAATGAAATCTACTGACCAGTCTTGGATTCATACTAATGATGCTGGTACAGCTACTAACTATTCTACATATCCTTATGCTGGAATGTATGATGACCCTTACACTCCAACAGAAATACTAGAGTTTGGATTAACAAATGAAATATATTACTCTAATGGATTTAATAGAGTTATAACATTTACTAACAATGGATTATTTAATAAATACTACTCTAAGTTTATACAGGAAATAACAGACACTAATAGTAAGATTGTAATTGGATATTTTTATTTAAGTCCGTCAGATATTAAAAACCTTTCTTTTAGTAGTCAATATTATTTTGAGGGTCAATACTTTAGATTAAGTAAAATAGAAAATTATAATCCGATTAATCCAATTACTAAATGTGAATTTTTAAAGATTAAACTATCTGACGTTTTTCAGTCAGGCACTGCTATTGGTAATGGTGGAATAAAAGGTAATATATCTGGTGATGAAGTTCCAACATTTTCAAATGGAAATCAAACGTTAAAACACAACAACTCTCTAGGTAATATATCTCAAGACATTGTAGGTTCTAATAATTACATTAGTAGGTCAGCTAGAGGTATTAAAATAATTGGTGATTCTAATACAGTAAATGCAAACTCTAAAAACGTGCAAATTACAGGAAATAATAATTTTATAAATCCTGGATGTTCAAATGTTAATTTAATTAATTGTAATAATCAAAGTGTTGTTAGTTCGGATGTAACTTATATTAATAATGAAATAAAATCTGGAGCGGGTTCTACTGTAACTGTAACTAATGCTGACATTGTAGCTAGTTTAAATGTGCAAAATTATTTTTGCAAAACAGACGGTGAGGATAATATAACTATAACTTTCTCAACTACTGAAAGTATTACTATTGGTAAGATATGGTTATTTAAAAAGTTAGGTTCTGAAAATAGAGTGATTATAGACTCATCCTCTATTGAAGCTACTATAGATGGTGAAGAAAGTTATAATTTAACTGCAAATAATAAATATGTTTCTATACAATGGAATGGAACAGAATTTTTAATAATATCAAATAATTAACAAATGGCTGAGAAAGTAGCTTTAGAAATAGACATAGACGCAAAAGGAGCAGCAACTACTTTAGGTCAATTAGAACAGGAGTCAGAGAGACTTAATGAAGAACTTAGAAAAGTTCCTTTAGGTACTAAGGCTTTTAAAGACTTAAAACAACAGTTAGTAAACACTAACAAAGAGATTAAGAATACCGAGTTATCTATGGAGGCTTTAGATAATGAACAGGTAGCTAGTGAACTTGGGTCTGTTGCTGGTGCTGTTGGTGACGTGTCGGCTGCTTTTATTTTACTTGGTGGTGGCGGTGGTGCTTTAGAGGATACTGTAAGAAACATAGAAAAGGCTATAGGTGTTTCTATGGCTTTTAAAGGTGCTATAGAGGGAACTCAGTCAGCATATAAGTTATTTAATAATGTTATAAAAAACTCTACAGCTTTTCAAAAGTTAAATAATGCTACTACAGTTATAGCTACAACAATAATGGGGTTATTTGGTAAGTCAGTAGATACAACCTCAAAGTCTTTTAAGTTTCTTAGAGGTGCAATTATAGCTACTGGAATAGGTGCTTTAGTAGTAGCTATTGGGATGTTAATCTCAAACTTTGATAAAATTAAAAACGCTATTAATGGGGTTAATAGTTCTAGTAAAGACTTACAAGAAACAACAAACTTAAGAACCGAGTCAGAAAAGAAAAACCTAGAGACTTTAAATAGTCAAGAAAACATATTAAAGTTACAAGGTAAGACAGAAAGAGAAATACTAGGAATGAAAATAGACGGACAAAAAAAGGTTGTCCAATCTATAAAAGCTGAATTAGCAGCGGCTAAAATAGTTAATGAAGAAAAGATACAAGGAACTAAAAGAAATCAAAGGTTATTAGAAATAACTATGAAAGTCTTAGCTAGTCCAGTTTTATTAATTGTTAAGGCTATTGATTTACTAGGTGAGGGAATAGAGGGAACTATAAACGCTATTACTCAAAGCTCTATTGGTCGTAAAGTATTTGGGTTTGAACCTATTGATGTTGACTTTGGTTTAAGTGCTAAAGCTGAGGCTTTAATTGAAAGAGGTAGTAAATTAGTATTTGACCCAGAAGAGACAGCGGCAAAAGGTCAAGAAGATTTAAAAGTATTAGAGGACCAATTACTCCAACAAGAAAACGCCTTAGCTGGCTTTCAACTTAGAGTTGTTGATATGGACGCTAAAGCGGCTAAAGAGATACAAGATAAAAAGGATAAAATTGAAGCAACCGCAGCCGCTAAAAAGAAAGCCGCAGACGATAAAGCAGAAGCAAAAAGGTTAGCAGATGATGCTAAAAAGAAAGCAGACTTTGCAAAGTTTTTAGATGATAAAAAAGCATTAGAGAACGAATATAATAATAGTTTACTATCTGCTCAAGCTCAAGAAATATTAGCAGTTCAAAACAAGTATACTGACTTAATTGCTCAGGCTGTTAAGTATGGTGAAGATTCAAAGATATTAAAACAAGCTCAAGAAAGTGAAATAGCTGCAATAGAAACAAAATTTGCAGAAGAAAAAAAGCAAAGAGAACAGGATGTAGAAAATGCAAAAATAGATATAGCTATCCAAGGTATAGGAACGTTAATAAATCTTACTTCTGCTTTTGCTAAAGGAAATGAAAAAAGTCAACGTCGAGCTTTTGAGATAAATAAGAAACTACAAATAGCTCAGGCTTTAATTAATACTTATCAGGGTGCGAGTGCTGCTTTTGCTACTGGTGCTGCAAATCCTATAACAATTTTATTCCCAGCATATCCTGCGATAATGGCTGGTCTTGCAGTAGCCTCAGGTTTAGCAAATGTTGCTAATATATCAAAACAAAAATTTCAATCTAGCAGTAAGGGTTCTAGTGGTGGTGGTGGTGCTGGTCCTAGCTTTAGTGGTGGCGGTGGTGGAACGCCTCCAACATTACAGCCAGCAAACACAAACACTTTAACTAATCAAAATGACACTAGAGTATTTGTTACAGAAACTGACATAACACAAACACAAAACCAAGTCTCAGTCATACAAGGACAAGCGACTATAAACTAAATAAAATGGAAAATGAAATAGAATTAATAGAGTTAATAATAGACGAAGATGATGAGTCTGGAGTAGATTATGTAGCATTGGTAGACCATCCAGCCATAATGAGTAATTGGCAATCTTTTAAAAAACACGAGTTTGAAGAAACATTTAACGACTATCCAGAGTCAGCGTCTAATAATGCTGCTAAGGCTTTAAGATGGATAGATGAACATAAGTCAGAAATTAGATGCAACTTTACTAGGGTAGGACTTTCAAGAGCAAACCAACTCAAGAATAAAGAGAATTTATCTTGGGACACTATAGGTAGAATGGCTAGTTTTAATAGACATAAAAAAAACTCTGTAGTAAGTGACAATCTAAAAGACACTCCCTGGAAAGACTGCGGTTATTTAGCTTGGTTATTATGGGGTGGAACTTCTGGTGTTAATTGGGCTATTAATAAAATGAAAACCAAAGACAATTACAAAAGAGTTTTTAAGATTCAAGACAAAGAAAAAAGAATTGTTAGTGGATATTTTATGAAAGCAGATTTGCCTATAATTAGACTAAATGAAAATGACGAAAAATACTATGTAGTCTTTAGAAAACCAACTATTGAAAAGATAGTCAATAAGTTTTTTAAGAATGGATATAATTCAAATATAAACTTAATGCACGATATAGACTATAAAGATAATGGAGTCTATGTAATAGAGTCTTTAATAGTAGATAGTAAACGTGGAATAAAAGCACCTAACGGATTTGAGAACGCTCCAGATGGTTCGTGGTGGGGTTCTATGAGAGTTGAAAATGATGAGGTTTGGCAAATGGTTTTAGATGGAACTTTTAAAGGTTTCTCAGTAGAGGGAATATTTGGTGAGTCTAAAGTTAAAAAATATCCAACTAGTTTAGTTAAGAAAATTATTCAGGTTGTTAAAAAGTATAAAGAAAACCTTTTGTAATTGTTAAACTATAAACTATTTGTTATATATATAATAGTACTAATATAATTATTATGAGTGAATTAAAAGAATTATTCAATGAGATTAAAAGCATTTTCAAAACTGAGGGTGTAGACATTGAAACCGATTCTAAGGAATTTACTGAGACTACGGAAAACAACGTAGAAGAAACCACAGAAAACGTAAAGGAAATATTTGAAGATGTTGTACTGGCTGACGGTACAGTAGCTCAAATAGAACCTGAAGTTGTTGTAGGTGCTGCGGTTGTTGTAGAAATGGACGGTGAACTTTTACCAGCTCCAGACGGTAGACACGAACTAAGTGACGGTAGATTTATAACTACTGAGGCTGGTGTGATTGTTGAAGTTGAGGAAGTTGAAGAGGAAGTAGAACCTGAAGTAGAACCTGAAGTTGAAGCCGATTCAGTAGAAGAGGAAGAGATGTCAAGTCCTTTAAGTAAAGCTCAAGAAAGAGAAGCTAAAAAGATTATAGAGTCAATAGTAACTGAAAGAGTTTTCGGAATGGAAGCAACAATTTCAGAAGAAAATATTGAACTAAAAAAAGAAATAAATAATCTTAAGGAGTCTTTTACTATGTTGCTAAACTTAACAGAGAAAATGATAAAAGAGCCTACAAAAGATGAGATAGTCAAAAGACCGTCAGCTTTTAAAGCTCTAAAAAAAGAAAATAAAAGGGACATAATAAGCGTCCTAAAAAATAAAAATATAATATAAAAAAATAAATTATGAGTTTTGATGTTTCGGCTTTGGCCGCATATACCGAACAAAACGCAATGGACTTAATTATCAAGTCGGTTGCTGGTAGTAGACTATCTAACTATGCTAATATTCAAGATGGCGTAAAAGGACCTACTACAATTAATATACTATCTAGTGATGTTGTTTTCCAAGCTGACGGATGTTCAAGAAGTGCAAGTGGTTCAACTACTTTGTCACAAAGAACTATTACTCCAGGAGCTGTAGCAATACACGAGGATTTATGTATGACTGACCTAGCTGCTAAATATACCGCAGTTATGTTGAAAGCTGGTTTAACTGGCGAAAAGGAAGAGATTCCTTTTGAAGAGTTATACTTTACTGAGAAAGTTGCTAAATTACAAAAAGCTATTGAAGTAGCTGACTGGCAAGGTGACACAACTAGTGGAACTGCTAATCTATCTAAGTATGATGGTTTAAATAAAATCATTGCAGCTGCTACTGCTATTAATGGCAACCCAACTGCAATTACTCAAGCTACTGGAATTACAGCTGCTAATGTAATTGGTGTTTTATCTGGAATGGCTGCATTAATGCCAGAGGATATAATGGACGCTGACGATTTAAAATTGTTTGTAGGAATGGACACTTTCTTAAAATATCAAAAAGGTATTGCAGATGGTAACTATTTTCATTATGTTACTGAGGGTGGATTTACTGGTGAACTTCCTTTGATTGGTTTTCCTAATGTTACTGTTTGTGCTACTCCTGGTCTTTCAGGTTTAGTTACTGGTAACTGTTACCTAATGAGAGCATCTAACATTTATGTAGGTGTTGACTTACCAGGTGAAGAGTCTAATGATGTACGTAGCTGGTACGATGATAATGACAGAATTTATAAGGTTACTATGGCTTTTAGAAGAGGTGTAAATGTTGCATTTCCTGACCAAGTTGTAGAATTTTTATTAGCTGCCTAAATTTAATGGGGGTGTAAAAACCCCCTTTTTAATAACTGTTAGCTGAAACGCTAACTAACTGAAAATCAAAAAATTGTGAGTTGTATATTAAGTAATGGACAAGCTAGAGATTGCTCAGATAGCTTAGGCGGAATAGTGGAAGTGTTAATCTCTGAAAGAGACAATGTTACTGCTACTACTTTAGCTAGTGGAGAAATCTCAGCAATTACGCAATCTGGAGCAACTAATTTCTATAGATACGAGTTAAAAAAAGAGTCAGGTAGTTTGACATCTACAGCAACTGTAGACCAAACTGGTGGAACATCTTTTTATGACAATGTCGCAGCATTTACTATAAATAAAATGAGTGCTACTAAATCTAATTCTATTAAGATGTTAATGCTGGCTAGATTGTTTGTAATAGTAAAAGATAATAACGGAGTTTATTGGGCTTTGGGAAATGATAATTTCTGCGAGGGTTCGTCTTTAGTTGGACAAACTGGTCAGGCTTATGGTGACCCTAACCAATATCAAATTGAATTAACTGACAAAAGTCAGTTTCCTTGTTATGGGGTGCAGTCATCTGTAGTGGCTGGATTAACAATTAGTGCTTAATTGTTCTTTGTTGTATAAATTAGGGGGTGGGTCAAACTGTCCCCTTTTTTTAGTAAATTTGAAATTATGTTAAAAAAAGAATATATAGGAAAAGTAGTACATTTAAAACATTTTAAAGTTTTAGTATGTGAAGAAAATATCTCAACTCTTAAGAAATTAAACATTGATTGGGTTTTTGAAACAAAGAAAAAAAAGAAAAATGATAGTGATAAATAAGAACACTACTACTAATTTTGTAGCAACCTTATTTGAACTTAGTCAACTAACAGACCCTAACTATTTATTTGAGTTTGAGAGTGACCAGACTAAGACTAAATATTATACTATCATTGCAGATATAAGCACTAATAAATTAAGATATAACGAATTCAACTTTATAGAGGGAACTAATAATCCTACTAGCGGTAGCTTAGATTTAGGCTCACCAGGCTTTTACAACTATAAAGTGTTTGAACAAAATAGCACAACTAACCTAGACCCAACAGGACTAAACGAAGTAGAACAGGGAAAAATGAAATTAATAGACTCTACATATCAACCGTCATTTACTCAACATTCAGTTACACCAACTACAAACGTAGTATATAATCCAGGACAATGAGCGTAAAACTAATTCCGTTAAATTTTGGAGGGTACGAATTACCTGAGTTTAAAGAGTCTAAAAAAGGTGATTGGTATGAATACGGAACTGAGCGTCCTTATAAAAATATTTATCCAGATTATTTAACTAAACTATATAATGAGTCTAGTAAACATAATCAAATTATTAATAGTAAAGTTAAGTTTATAACTGGTCAGGGTTTTGTTATAGATGAAAAATTAACATTTACTGAAAAGGCTTATGTTAATGGCTTTCTTAGGATGCCTAATGAAGATGAAAGTTTAGACGACTTAGTAGGTAAACTAGCAAAAGATAAAAAGGTATATGGAGGCTTTTGTTTACAGGTTAGAATGTCTAAGAATAACAATATAGCAGCTATTAATCATATTGACTTTGCTGACATTAGAGTAGGAGTAGACAACAACTTGTTTTATTATACTGAAGATTGGTCCGCTAGAAACCCTAAAAACAATGAAGATTTTAAAATATTGCAACAGTTTCCTTATGATGATACTGCAAGTCCAGAGGTTGACTATATAATATACTACAAAGAATATAGACCAGATGTCGGAGCTTATCCACTTCCTGACTATGTTTCTGCTATACCTTATTTAGAGTCTGACGCTGAGATAGCTAATTTTACTTTACAAAACATTAAAAATAATCTTAGTGCTGGTTATATAATATCTTTTAAAAATGGTCAACCTAACGAAGAGGATATGGCTGAAATAGAACGTAGGTTTAAGAGTTATGCTACAGGTGCTGACAATGCTGGTAAGCCTTTATTATCATTTACAGACCAGGCTAGTGACCATCCTGAGATTATGCCAATACCAGTTAATGGACAAGACGAAAGGTTTATTAATTTAAATAATCAAATAAGAGAAGAAATATTTACAGCTCACGGTATAACTAGTCCACAACTTTTTGGAATAAAACAAGAGGGTGGAAGTGGTTTAGGAAATAATGCAGATGAGATTGTAGTAGCGTCTCAACTATACCAAAACTTACAAATTGACCCAGAGCAAAAAGTGTTTAATGAGTTAATTAATTCAATACTAAACTTTAACGGAATAAACGGTGAGCCTGTAAGAATACAAAAAATCGAACCTGTCCAAAGGTACTTTAGTGAAACTGCGGTTTTAAGTGCTATGACTCAAGACGAGTTAAGAGAAAAAATTGGTTTACCTCCTAGTGATGTTGGAGGTAATAAAGTAGCTGAGGCTATTGGAATACTTAGTCCATTAGTAGCAACTAAGGTTCTTGACAATATGGCTATTGAAGAAATTAGACAGCTTATTGGTTTAAAAGGTGGATTAACTAGAACAACAGAAAGCCTCAAAAAAGAATTTATAGAAGTTGAGGATGAAATACTATTTAATCAATTAGAGGGTACTGGAATAGACATAGAAGAAATAGAGACGGTCCAATCATTTGTAAAACCTATTACAAGTTTAGAGGATGCAAAAAAGTTTGAAACGGAATTATTAAAAGACTATAGATTTGCTATTAATAGAGTATTAACTGGAGCTGAAAAAAGCATATTAGATTTATTAATTGACAATCCTAAAATGCCTATAACAGAAATAGCTCAGGCTTTAAGTATAGAACAAACTATAGTTAATGACTTATTATCTGAGTTACAAAATGCTGGAGCTTTAGACAAAGATTTTGAGCCTACTGAAGATGCTAAAAACAGTATTCAAAAGCCAGAAGATGAAACTTTTATAGTTTACAAATATACTGAAAGACCAGATGCTCCAACAGTACAAACACAAAGCAGACCTTTTTGTATTAGAATGATGGCTTTGTCTAGGGTTAAAAGATATACATTACAACAATTAGAATTATTAACTAATGACTTTGGTCAGTCTGGAATAGACATATTTACAAAGAGAGGTGGATGGTATAATAATCCTAATACTGGTAGAACAACTCCTTATTGTAGACATATTTGGGAAATGCAAATAGTAAGATTAAAGAAATGAAATTAAGTAGTTATCAAATATTAAAAGCTAGAAAGGTTGAGGCTGAGAAAGAGGCACAAATGGTATTAGATGACTTAGAGGCTGTAGTGTTACAACCTTATAGCAGTAGAGCTAAAAATGTTAGAAACGAAATTAAAATTAAAAATGATATATAATGGCGGTTTTATTTATATCTGAACAGTACGTAAAGAATACAACTCTAATTGATGAGAACGTAGATATGAGGTTAATACTACCAAGTATCAAAGATTGTCAGGAGTTAAGAATACATCCTATTTTAGGTACTCCGTTCTATGAGGATTTAAAACTTAAAATTGCTACTAACCCTAGTGGCTTAAATGCTAACGAAATTAATTTGTTAGATACTTATATAGCTCCAGCTATGGCAATATGGACAATGTATGAATGTTCAACGTCTATGTTATTTAAGTATAGAAACAAGTCAGTATCAACTAAAACTAGTGAAAATAGTAATCCTATAAGTTACCAAGATTTACAGTATCTTAGAGACGAGTGGAAGAACAAAGCAGAAGAGAGAGAGGCTAGACTAATAAATTACTTATGTGACAATGATAATTTATTCCCTAAGTATAAAGAAAATAGCGACGATTTGCACCCTAGAAAGACAGCTTATCAAACTAGTTTTTATTTAGGTGGTGGCAGTAGAAGTGATTGTTGGAGAGACGAATATAGAAAGAGTGACAAATGATAATTACTTACAATCAAATAATGAAAGAGTTTAAGACATTTGCTACTAACCATAAACAAATACAAAATTTTGGTAATGGTGATTTGTGGGAAATTGTTGAACATAACCAACTAGCAGACTTTAACTATCCTTTGTTTTGGGTAGCTGACCAGCCAGCTAATTTAGGCGATGGAACATTCACTTGGAATTTTAACGTTATGGCAATGGACTTAGTTAATAAAGATGAGTCTAATGAGAATGATGTTAAGAGTGATATGTGTCAAGTGCTATTAGATTGCGTTTCATACTTTGAGCAAAAGACTGCTATTAGTAATAACGTAGACTGGCTTAAAGTTAATTTAGTTAGGTCCTCAACATTAAACAGTTTTACAGAAAGATTTGAAGATGAACTAACAGGATGGGGAATGAATATAGGATTTAGACTTCCTTTTAGTTATAATAATTGTGATTTACCAATAGAATAAGATATGGCTACATTATACAATCCAAATAAGAAAAGAGGTTTATTTTATATGCCAATGTCAGGAGGTACAGGACGGTCTACAACTCCACCAGGACCAACACCCTTAGCTCAAATAGACAACCTTAATTCTATGTCTTTTGATGGAATAAATGATTTAATAGATTTAGGCACAGATGTTTTATTTGATTCAACTGGTAGTTTTTCATTTTCTGCTTGGGTAAATATTACAAGTTATTCACCAGCATATCCAGGTATTTTTAGAATAAAAACAGACCAGAGTAAGGGTTTTATAATGTTTTTAAGTGAAACAAGCCCATATCAAGGTGTTAACATTGGTAGTGTTTCGGGATTTATGAAAGCTAAAACAGTTGGTAATATTGGAGGTGATTTTATTGGAACTTGGAAACACGTTTGCGTAACTTTTGATGGTGTAAATAGGAATAATTCATCAAGTTTTAAAATTTATGTAGATGGTTCTTCAGTTGATTTAACTACTACAGGAGCTTTTTCAGATAGTCCAAATGCAAACTTTTTAGGAAATGCGACAACTAATTCCGCAACTTACCTTAATGGAAAACTTGACGAGGTAGGCATATTTAACACGGCTTTAACAGAATCAGAAATATTAAGTATTTACAATGCAACAGCAGTTGTAGGTGGAGTAAACAAAACAGCCGATTTAAGTCAATTAACAACACCACCAGTAGCGTGGTATAGAATGTAAACTATGAGCAATAATTCTTACTATAACGATGCTTGGCGCATAATTAACAATAAAAATCAAAGTTTAGTTTCTAACTATTCTATGGAGTTTGATTATTTAAATGCAGATACAATACAACTTAATAATGCTGGTAACTCTTTATTTAATAATGCTACTGCTTTTACTATAAGTGCTTGGGTAAATCCTAGTGCAGCCACAGGCACTTTTCAAAATATTTTATCAAACTATGGTAATAATGCTGCAAGACAAAATGTACTGTTCAGGTTTAGCAATACTGGAGCATTGCAATTTTTAATAAACGCAGATTATACATTTACATTAAATACTTTAAACACTCCCATACAGTATAATCAATGGCAACACGTTGCAGTTACCTATGATGGTGTTAATATGAAAATTTATTATAATGGAACTTTAAATATTTTTATGGCGGCAACAGGCGTTGTAGCTACTTCAACAGAACAAGACCAAATTGGATGGAGAGCGCCTTATGGACAATATTTTAATGGACTAATAGACCAAACTTGTATTTTTGATTATGCCTTACCAGCAACAGGAACAAACTCTGTAGCTACTCTTTATGGTGGTGGAACAGCTGTTACAAATCCAATGTCGTTAAATCCAAAGCCAGTAGCTTACTATCAATTAGGCGACCAATCAGTAGATAGCGGAGCTAATTATTTAGTTCCAAATAATAGTTTAAATGGTAGTGAGGGTTATAGTCCCTACGCATTAAGTTTAGATGGAACAAGCAATTTTTTTAAACTAGGCACTGCAAGTGACAGCACACTTGGCGGTTCAACATCTTTTACTGTTACGTCTTGGGTAAAACCAATTAATAACTCAGGATTCCAATACATATTTGGGAGCTGGGGAGGGGGTGTCACAACAAGAAGTTACAGTTTGGGAATACTGAATTCAAATAAAATTAGATTTCAATTATTTTCAACTGATGGTTCTACAACAATTTTAGATTCATCAACTAACGAAATTAGTTATGGTGTATGGCAAAGTATTACAGTTACGTATGATGGAACTAATTTAAAAATGTTTAAAAACGGTATCGAAGATGCATCAAGTGTTGTAATCAATAATAAAGTGGTTTACAATTCTTTGTATGCTGACTCTATTGGTAGAAGGTCTAGCGTAGCATATGCAAACTATTTCTATGGAGATATATCTAATTGTGCTATTTGGCGAAATAGTGTAATAAATCCAGTTACAATATATAATAATGGTCTTCCCGCAAATTTAAATAATCTTTCAACTAAACCAAGTTACTGGTGGCAATTAGGTAGTAATAGTTCTTTTGACGCAAATACAAATAAATGGACTTGTTTAAATGAAGGTACAGAAAGAACTGACGCAGCGCCTGTAAATGCTATTACTGGCGTTGCCAATATGACAAATGATGACATTACAAATGGGGTTGGATATTCTGCAAATGGTTTAGGAACAAGCTCTATTGAAATTATTGGAGATTCTCCCTACTCTACAGCAAATGGCATATCAAATTCAATGGACGTTTTAGACCGCACGACCGACATTCCACCAACAGTATAAAATATTAAAATAAAAAAAATGAATAATAAAAAATATGTAGTAATTCTAATGCAAGATTCCAACGGAATTATTTTCAGTCAAGTTGACCAGTTAAATGCTCAGTCAATGCGTAGAAGTTTAGACAATTCTCAAGGTTTGTTTTCGTATAGAGTAGAGCCAAGTTTTATAACTGACTCTAGTTTACCTATAGTTGGTAGTATTATGAACCAAACAGAGTGTTTAACTTTAATGGCTACTGAAGCGTGGTCAACTCCAGACCCAGAATAATGAAAAAACCTACAATACTAAAGAAGTATAAACCGAAAAAAAAGCGTAAAGGAATACACGCTAAGACTAAAACGTCTACAATTAAGGGTTCTAAATTGTATGTAAAAAAGTATAATGGACAAGGTAAATAGTTTAAGAATGGACGACCACGGATTGTTAATAGCTTTAATTTCAGCTTTAGGGATTAAGGA